GGGCATTTCATCTGGTGCATCGGGCCTGGTGCCCTTGTACTCTGGGAAGATCTCGGTACGCCATATGTCACGCCTAGAAACGTCCATTGCGAAGTACACCGCCCCAGCCTTGAATTTCTTGACGGTCTTTGCGATCTGCTTGTCAAGGTGATCTAGGAACGAATCCTTCATGACCTCGGCGGTAATCTCTACCTTTCGCAGTCGCAGGTTTTTTACGGTAGCATGGTACCTATAGAAGAATAGGTAGCCGCAGTCAAAAACGATAATAGGTGCAGCAGCAGCCATTTGATTTATACACAGAGAATCCGTCAATTTTTTAAGAACTTTAGGCCAGTGTTCTTGAGACAACCAGCCTTGGGTACCCAGTACTTGAAGAGTTCAACAGGCGGAGACACGCACCACATACGTGCTGTATCCTTAACGAAAGCTCCAAGCTCATCAATCTTGCTATCAGGGTTGGGCTTTTCGATATTTCCTTATATTCTTTATTTCGAAACGATAGAAACAGGTTCCATCATAACAACGCCGTTAGCCTCGAGTACTTCCCGCATGGCATTCCTGATGTCACCACGTGACACTGCGATGTCTTTTGGATTGGTCTTTACTGGGACCCGGATGCGTAGCTTTGTTCCTGGCCCAGACATATCCGCAATGCTCACGCGGTGTGGCATGTTTTGCAAGACATCAGGGAATTTCTTTGTGTCTTTCAGGGCAGCCCTTATCATGTTTAATATACCAGTGAAGTTCTTGTTGGTATTCGAGACTAGCATGTCAGCTACGAAGTAATGGAAACCCTGCTTGGATATGTTTCCTACGGGCTCACCTTGCAGCTTCCTATTGGGAATAGTCATAATAGCCTTGGTGTTGAGCTCTTCTATGACGGTATGTATCAGCTTGAAGTCGATTACTTTTCCTTCTGTGTCTCCTACCTGGATGACATCGCCGATGTTGAATATCCTAAAAAAGGTGATCAGTATGCCAGAGGGTTTGAACTGTTACTACGTTTAATTAATTTTCTTTACTAACGTTCACAGACATGAAAACCATATAAGGCTATGCCACTTTACTTATATCAAGATGAGCAATGAAAGGCAATCCGATTTTGTCCCAATTCGAGAAGCTGCTAAGCTCACCGGACTTGCAGCTTCTACCATCCGTAAGATGGCTGACCAAGCAACTATTTCATGCTACAGAACACCTTCCGGACAGAGGAGAATCAACATACAGAGTATTCAAGCGCTTGTTAGAACTCTGACAGTACGTAATCTGAGATGTCGCGTTGTAGACACTCAACTCCGTAAATCTCTGTTAGAACATCGTCTTCATTGATAGAATAGTGATCATCTTTCATGTTTTTCTCAAGAAGCTCGTAATTTGGTACGATCTCTTTGGTAAAGGCACGCAGCTCTTCCAACAAGGGATAGCTTTTCTCAGACTTCCAGATGTGACCCCATATATTGTAATGAGAGTCATTCATTTTAATCCTGATGTGGCCTTCCATGGCAGGAAGGACTCCATCCAAAGCTCGCCATGTTGAATGGGTAGCCGTAGATTTTGCCGAAGATCTCCTCGTTCTTAATCTTGTGACGCTGCTCGTGCTTGATGTACTCGGAAATCGTACCTATTTCTAATGACAAACTACTCATCTGGTCTATAAAGGTCTCGAGTGTGCGGATGAGTGGAGCTTCTTGCATCTTGATAACTGTGTTAGTGCCGCAGTGTGAGACTCAAATTTTCTCTGGCATTCGGAGTCTAATACATCAAGTCTCCAAAATTTGACAAAGCATCTTGACAATTCTAAAGATGGTATCTTTTGAAGAATACCAACGACGCTTTGGCCAGTATGGCTTCACTATCAAGACAACAAAGGAAGATTTCACCAAGGAAATCGAGGAACTGAAGAAGAATGGCGATAACCACTGCAACATCAAGTTCAAAGTCGTAGGCCCGTGCTGTGAAAGCGAATACGAGGTAACTTGGTATGTCTTGAAAAATAAGAAGAACAAGAGGTGTAGCGATTGCAACAACAAGGCTAAGGGTAGGGAGAAGATGGTTCCGTTTGAGAAGTACAAGGAAATGTTCTGCTCGTATGGGATCATCATGCTCTCTGAGGAGGAGGACTATTACAGGGGTGGCGAGGAAGGCAAGAAGGGCATGGTGAGGTACCTTGCCCACATCCTCGCCAGGTGCGATCATGAGAGGAAAACTACGTTTGAGAACTTTGTGAAAACGGAGGATGGATACGGTATTTGCGAGAACTGCCGCGGAAAGCGGAAGTACCGTGTCGATCTGTCCTACTCATCAATGGTGGAGATGCTGGAGAAGCACGGCTGCAAGATGGTGACTTCTGAGGAAGACTTCCTGTACAACGAGCTCAACATCTTCAGGCCGATCGAGATAATCGGGTCGTGCGGTCACAAGAGCGAGGAGCTGTTTAACGACATCCCGTTCGAGCAGGGCAAGCAGACGCCCTGCCAGGAATGCAGGGAGGCAAAGGCCGCCGCGACTCGGGAGCGACTTATCAACCCAGATACGAACAGGCTGCGTGTGCTGGAGGTGGAGGACGAAGCGTCTAGCTGGATCAAGAGCCTGCTGAACGACAAGTTTGAGGTGCTCATTACGAATGAGGGGTGCAAGGCGGACATGGCGATCAGGCCGCTGGAGTCGAGCGAGGACGAGTGGGCGATGATCCAGCTGAAGTCGGCAAGCAAGACGAAAGATGGAGAGAATTCGTACTCATTTGCGTTTAACAAAAATGACTACAGGGGGATGGCACTTGTTTGCACAGCAAAGACCGCAGACGCCATCTGGATCCTCGATGCTGCAGAGATGAAAGACTTTGTTGGGACGTCTATTACTCTTGGAGCCAACAACAAGTACTTCAAATACCGGGTTCCTCCCTGCTACTTTGCAAACGAGATAGAAGAGATGTTTGTTGACAATAGGTTAAAAAAAATGACTATCATGGAGATTATGAAAAGACACTACAAGAGCATTGAAGCAGAGGATATATACCAGAAGCTGCGCGTAGCAAACATTCCGTTCCTCAAGTTCGAAGACGTTCAGAACTACTGCAACTCTGACTTCATAGTAAACGGTTTCAAGGTGCAGGAGAAGTTTGCATACAAGGACCACCAACAGTACAACCTAAACAACCTTCACAAGAGCAACGGAAAGGACAACAAAGTTCCTTACGACAAGGGAGACAACGACTTCTATTGGGTCCACCTTGCTGACTGGAGACTGTTCTATGTGATCCCCGAGAAGGTACTCATCGAGCATGGCTACATCTCTGATGGGCCTAACAAAGGCCAGAAGCATATTGGCATCTATCCAAAGCTATACAGCGAGAAAACAAAGAAGAACGAGTGGATCACAGAGTACGAGTTCGACTACCACAACCTTGATTCGAGCAAGCTGAAGGCGATGTTCAACAAGCCATGAAAATTTGATAACCTTTTCTTTGTTATTTCACAAACATGTCTTACACAGAATTGATCACAGAATTTAAGGAACTTGGTTATGATGTCAAATCACCTAAAGATTTGTTCGATAACAAGAAAAACAATTATACGAAGTACTACAAGGTCCCACTTGATGTAGAGTGTGGTTGTGGGCATAATATCGAGCTAAGCCTGTTTTACGCTCATTGCAAGATCGATAACATGTGCATAAACTGCGAAGGCAAAGACTACGACATCATTTACAAAGACATCAAAGAACGTTTCAACAAGATTGGTCTCTTTCTTGTCACCACAAAAAAGGAGATGATCATAAACAATATGATTCTACGTTCGAATGCATTTGCAATCAAGCCGCAATCAGGCTCATGTGACCATGTTTACAAAGCTCGATACTACGATATTTGTGATATTCCAAAAGATAAGCTTACATGCCCAGAGTGCACCAGCAAGCGCATTGGCAAGTCAAACCGCAAAGGATACGATGATATCATACAGTTCTTCGCAAAATTCGGTTGTACGCTTGTTACAACTGAAGAAGAGTACAACGAAAACAACATGACGAAGAAGAGCACTTTCAAGATCAGGGCCAAGTGTGGCCACGAGATCACGAAAATACCCGGCAACATGTCAAAGCAAAAGGATGTTATTTACTGCTCCTCAGCGTGCAAGGAGGACGCCATTTGAGTTACTAAGCATTTTTGTGTTTAATGCTTGATCGGGATACCACCAACGATACCGGCACCGAGCGCCGCTCCCACTCCGAGCCTTGTAGAGGTGCTTATCGAAGGGCTGAATAAATCGAGTATCGAAAAGGTGGCAGCGGCCACGAGGGCGATGGTCAGGATCTCTTCCAGGGAGGGCTTCTGTTTGGGGATCAGGGCGGCAGCGATACCGACCATGGCACCTTCCAGAACATACTTGATGATGCGTACGACGATTTCCTTGCCGTCGATGCTGAAGTTAGACTCGGGCATTTTTTGTATATTGTAATAAAAGAAAAAAATTATTAGAGCCTCGTTCAGGAACCTAACTCAACTATTTTGATTTGTGAGATATTATAAAAATTAAAGCTTCGTTCGTTCTAAGACAGTGCCATTCTGTCCTCCGAGTATGGTCTTAATAAGTTCGGTTTCGTAATATGGGTTCTTTGTGTCGTAGTGGTGCGTCAGGACAATGTTCTTTACGCTATTGTTCCCACATACAGTGAGTGTGATGTGAGGGTCTCTGCCTTCCGATCCTTTCTTGAAAAAAAGTTTTAGATTGTTACGCGACCGCCTCATGCGTCTGGGGGGAAAACCTAACGCACGCCTAGTGTCTATATCGGCAAAGCCTGCGATGTACTCTATAACATCGTTAGGTAATACCATATATTCTATTCATATTTTTTTCCTAAACTTCGACAGTCTTGGCAGGCTCAGCAGCCACGGCCTCCACAACCTCAGTGGCAGGCTCAGCAGCCACTGCCTCCACAACCTCGGTAGCAGGCTCAGCAGCCACTGCCTCCACAACCTCGGTAGCAGGTTCGGCAGCCACTGCCTCCACAACCTCGGTAGCCACGGCTGCCGCAGCCGCTTCCTCCTCCCGGCGCTTGGTCCATGCGTCCTTCTCTGCCAGCTTGTCCTTCATCTTTAGCATCTGGAGCTCCCGCTTGCGCTCTTCATAGAACAGGTCCTTCTTGTCCTGGTTCTCCTTGTAGTTCTTCATCAGCGTATTTAGGTGGGTCTCCGCATACTCCTGGTTTTCGATGTCTTCAGGGTTAGGGCTGAACGGCACCCAGCAGCCAACCTGTGCAACGTACACATTGAACCGGTTGTCGATCTTCTTCAGGACCTTTGCACGCACCTCCGCCTCCCTCAGAGAATCGAACACACCTCGGATCTTCAGCCCCCTAATAGAGGTCTGGAAATCGTTTGCCTGGTAGAACTCCTTTTCAAGGTTAGTACTGTTGTTGTTGACGTAATAAACATAATCATCATAAAACTTGTCTGGGTTAAACACGTGGTCGTACTTATCCTTGATGGTCTTAAGGATGTCTACATCGTCGGGGTACTTCTCTGAAATACGCCCGAAAAACTCGTTCATATCTAGACTGAAGTTCTTCATGTACATCTCCAGGAAAAATACCTCCTTCTTCTTGATGACGTCCTCGGGGGAGATAAAACTCACGCACGCATAGTTCTGCCCACGCAGAGGGGGGTCCTCATCCAGACAATCTTCGACATTCACAGGCGTAAGGTTAGGATTCGACATGTGTCCTGTTATACAATTGCACACGTTAGAGTCCTTATATGGTTTTTTGTCTCCAAAAATTGATTGACATACATTCCTAATTTTAAGAAATGAATGGGAGCGACCTATTGGTTTCTGTATTCAACACAAGCAATGAAGAGGGTACATGTATGCTCCTGTATGCCGACATGTGCAGCAGCGTGGCATACACCAAACCCGACATAGATAGTCTGCTGTTCAAGAATGACAACGGATCCATAACGTTAGGAATAGCTGCGATAAAACACTACATAACGAGCGACGATTACGCGCCCGTATGCACAAAAGATAGGTTCAGGCGCCTCATAGAGATTGCTTCTTCGCAGAACTCCGTGGTCAGCAGCGCAGCTATGGACGTCCTCCACGATCTTCTCGTAATCAACAAGCTTGACGACTTTGAGAAGAAGCAGCTGTACCAGATAGCACTGGATATCGCAGCAAGGCAGGGTTCGCAGAAATACATGGTCCGGTACGGATGGGCTAATTCAATAGTACTAGACTGCACGATGGTCTACAGGGAATGCTTTGTTGGCGGCATAATCGGTGCTTTCGTCGGAAACGCAAGTGCCCAGGGCTTCTGTGACCCGAACATACGCGGTTTGAAGGTTTTCTTAGAAACTGCAGTCGTCAACAACGGTATTATCAGGAAGAAACAGTTCTATGATGACCTAGATAACATGAGCATGCTCTTAGGATACCCCAGTGACCTGCTAGTCTCTAGCTTCGTAGGTTTCAGCCACATAAAACACCACGGACATATCGGAAACATTGTAGACTCTCTGTCTAGGGTGTCTAACAAGAAGAACCTAGTCATCGCAAAAGCCATCAGGTATGCTATCAAAACATCAGACATGATGTTCGAAGCATACAGTTTCATCGAAAACATATCACAGGATGCGCCCATTGAAGTTTACCTAGACCTCAAAATGATCTACGACGATTTCAAAAATGGTACACACAAACAAGGCATGCAGCCGCTCTCGGTAGCAATTCATGCGTTCTGCAAGGAACCTGACAACTTTGCGAGATGCATGGAGGAATGCAAGGGCATAACCGGAGATGACCTGAGCACTGCTACCACTATCGCCGGAATGCTCTCTGGATGCAGGACAGGAAACGTTCCAAAGCGCTCTATCATGTGGAATGGCCAGGACATTTATGGTTACGTTGCTAGGCTCTCAGAGAAGATGTTCGAACTCGTCAACACTCACAAAATTGCGATCGCATGAATCCAAAAAATGTGTATGAAATTTAATGAAAGCATTCGTCCTCTTTTTCTTTGTGCTTGGATTGTTCCTAATAATGCATGGAATGTACGAAGAGAAGATCAGGGCGATACAAAAGGACAAGCGAATCGAATACCGGTTCATACCTAGAACCTACCTAGAAGAACAGCTCGCTGATACGAATGTTTCGGGCAAGATGGCATCTATGTTTACGAAAGAATCTCCTTGGTTCGAAAGAACAGTCACTCTACCTAAACCCGACCGTTGATAACGAAAAATTTGATACCCGAACATTCCAAGACTAAAATGTTCTACCCGGGATGTATGTATGAGGAGGTCAATGCAATGGGCCTGAAGACGGTCTTTGTCATTGTGTCTGTGAGGCAAGAGTCCATGCAAGCACATGCGATCAGTATCGACAACGTGATCGAAATGTCCAACGTCTGTCTATCAAGGCTGATGGACTATGTAAGGCGGCCTGACACCTGCGCAGACAGGGCGCGCATCCTAGGAACGGCACCGCCTAATGTCATCGATGACGCTATCAGGCACCACCTGAACCGCATGAGAACCTTCAGGGACGAAGAGCTCAACGGGACCGTCCTGATGTGCTACATGGGGGCCAGCCTTGGCGTGAAGGAGTACGTTTACTTCGGCAAGAACAAGGGCTACAACAACCACGATGGAATGTGGCTCGATGTTCAATTGGGCCGCATCGGGTACAAGCCAATCAGGTGTACTATTGTAGATGTCAAGATTGACATGGCGCTCAGGGGCATGGCTTGGCGGCTCATGAACGTTATCAAGAACGGCCTCTACCAAGCAAAAAACAATGTCGCGGTCCGATAATGGCCCAAAAATTGACATAAGTATGGCAAAGTCCTATTAATACTAGAATGAACGCTCTTAACAGAGAACAGCAACGAGCATATGATGCTATCAAAGAAGGTAAGAGCGTCTTGCTCCAGGGTGCCGGGGGCACAGGCAAGAGCTACACCATCAAAAATATCGTAAAGTGGGCACGCAACGGCGGCATCAACATAGGAACTACAGCTACGACTGGCGCTGCTGCGATATTGATCAACGGATGCACGCTGCACTCCTATCTTGGCGTAGGCCTAGCCAACAAAACTCCAGCAGAGCTTGCAGAGGCCGTAAAAACAAAGAAGCGTTTCGTGTACAACCGTTTGCTAAGGCTAGAGCTGCTCGTGATCGACGAAATAAGCATGATGGACTCGCAATTCTTCGAAACAGTGTCTATATTTCTTGGGCTCATCAAGGGAAACCGCAAGCCGTTTGGTGGAGTGCAGCTGCTGCTCTCTGGAGACCTGTACCAGCTGCCTCCTGTCAAGGGAAAGCACTTCTTCAAAAGCCAGACGTGGATTTCTATGTCATCAATCGGATTAATCGAAAAAATTGAATTAGCCGAGTCCATGCGCCACAAGGAAGACGTTGAGTTTATGAACATGCTTTCGCAGCTGAGGCTTGGTGCATGCACGCAGGAAATACTCGATGCGCTCAGGGGCACAAAGTCTAACACGTTCCCCGAAGGCATCGAGCCTACAATCTTATATAGCAAGAACGCTGATGTGGACAGCATTAACAACGAAAAATTCGGCAAGCTGATCGCAGGGGGTGCTCGCTCTTTCACTTACAAGCTCGAATGTTCTTCCGATGGTGCTCGTGCATGGGCTACCTCCTGCAAGATCCCTGACCACGTGCAGCTGTGTGTCGGTGCACAGGTGGTCCTGACCTGGAACATAGACGTTGATGCTGGCCTTTGCAACGGTGCGCGCGGTGTTGTAGTAGAAGTCGGGTCTTCGGGTGCTACGGTCCAGTTCGTGTCCGGTGCCAAGGCACTCATTAGACATACTAAGGTGGAGGAGGAGGACAACAAGTTTGTTTCGATGAAGTTCGTGCCGCTCAGGCTTGCCTACGCCCTCACGATCAACAAGGCACAGGGGATGACGATCGACTGCGCGATCGTTATGCTGGAAAAGAACGGGAACAACGAGTTCGGGTATGGTCGTGCTTATACGGCGCTGAGCCGAGTGAGAAACATCAAGAGCATCAGGATTCTCAGCGTTACGGCCGAATCCTTTGCCGCACACCCCGATGTGCTCGAGTTTTATAAGAAAACATGTGCCATTGGCGATGGCTCTGCTTCTGCTTCTGAGTAATTGGTTCGCTTCTTAATATCGAGCGGTGCTGTACATGGCCGTTTTTCTGCTGGTTTTGCTTCGCCTTGTTGAACATATGAACGTTTCATGCTTTTTCTACGCTTGGTTGTCTTTATGCGTTTTATAGAAAAAGATAGTTCGTCAAGCCCCTGTTTAATCGATGTTAATCGATTAAAGGCGATTTGTCAGTTTTCAGTTTTGTTCGTCATTTAGGTAACAATTACCTCAATTGATGAACAGTACGTCTCGATGTTTCGAAGATCTCGGAAGATTGTGTTCAATACAGCATCATCCTGCTCGAGGCTGCTTGGCGACCAAAACTGCAACCTGCTCAATGAATTTATCCCAGAACACAACAACATGTGAGCAGACAACACCCTCCTGCGACTCTTCACCTCGTATGCTTTGCTAATGAAACACTTGAACACACCAGACTGCACCACAATACGACCGCCATCCTCATAAATCGACCATTCTTTGTCGTTGTGTTTTGTTACCTTTGCCAAGAGGCATGACTCTGGCCTTCCCACATCCATTTATATGTTTATATGTATCACACTCAAATTTTTGGGCCCTGTGGGAGGCCAGCCCGGAAAAATTTGATGTTCGAATAAGGAGTTATCTAAAGCTCACCATGGAGTCCAAAGAGTACGAGAAGGCAAGGAAGTACATCATGCTTGCTGGGTACAAGGCAGACTTATTCAGCAAGGACCCCCATACGAAGGTCGGGTGCATCATTCTAAGCCAAGACTTCAGCAGGATACTGTCTACTGGTATCAACGGCTTTAGCCGCAACATGAACGATGATCTCCCTGAAAGATGGGAAAGACCTACAAAGTATTCGTACGTATCACATGCAGAGGCAAACGGTGTTGCAAACGCTGCGCGAACAGGAACGCCGCTCGATGGTTCTGTGATCGCCATCACGAAGTTTCCTTGCTCTACCTGCACCAAGCTCCTTATACAGGCTGGCATAAAGAAGATATACACCATCGAGCCAAACTATGAGAGTGACACATGGGGTGCGGATGCAAAGATTTCTGAAGAAATGCTTGCAGAGGTCGGCATTGATGTTGTAAAATTTGAGACAAGTGTATTACAAGATAAAAAAAATTGATTGCGCCAGCAAGCCACATAAAGATATGTGGTTAGTAGTATAGTAAATAGTACAATGAGCAAGATCATCAACCCAGCAACAGGGAGGTATGTAAAGGCAGATGGCAAGATCGGTAAGGCTGTTCTCGCAAGCCAGAAGATCAACGACGCAGACAAGGAACACCTATTGGAACAACTCGACAAGACGTGCAACAATGAATACGATCCTGTTTCTCTCGACCGGTTTTCTGACATGAGCTTGCAGCAGCTGAAGAACCTGGTCTTCATCGGAAATGGGCCAAAAAAGAACGGCTATATGCTCGAGAACATATACATGGTATACAAGACGGCTGTAGAAGACAACAAGATCCCTCGAGACCCCATGAACCCGAGCTATGTCCTGAACTTAGAAGAGATTTCTAAGATAAACGAGTTGATGTCCGCTACGAGCAAGTCTTACAAGCCTCCTAAGGTAAAGGACAGGCCGGCGTACCCACCAGGGTACGAGATATCTATACAACAGAGCAACATTTACGTTGGGTTTTACGAAATCAATGTGGTTTGCGATGGTACGGTGAGGCGGAACCTTGGATTGGTTCCTGGATGGGTGGAGGTTATCGACACAGGAAGCACGAGTGACACGAGCGCGGTGCTGCTGGGTGGGATAAGGGAGCTATGGGACAAGCGGCTGCTGATGGACCCGAGCGGGGAGCGCAAGTGCATCGTTGGCCTTAAGAGGCGCGCGGGGTACTGGCGGCACGGCATGCGGGACAAGTTCGTGGCGCTGTGTGCCGAGGTGCGGGACAAGTTACAATAATCTGACGACTGCGCCGAAAAAATTGATTTTTGTTACTTCAGACATCTTCATGTTGTAGGATGCCGGGTATAGTCTGGCTTGTACATACGCGTGAGGCTATCAAGAATGGAGAGAACATTTACAGGATAGGCTACACATTCAACGACATAGAGGGTAGGATAGATAGCTTCCCCGACAAGTGCTTCGTCGTGTACTGTGGCGCCGTCAGAAAGCACAAGACACCGTACCAGGTGTGCCAGGAGCTCAAGAAGGTTCTCAGCAAGCGCTTCAAGAACGTTTCGGAATACGGTCCGCTGCACTTCCAAGGGGATATGACCACGATGATCGACGCTATCGAGAAGATCGTCCAGCGGTTCCACTAAGCAATGCGATAGATTGTTTCTTTTATTATAGTAATGATACACTTTGGTGGCGGTTACTGTATACAGTTTTCGGACCAAGTAGCAGCTCTAAATGCCTTGTTAAAAAAAGATGAAAGTGGTGACTTAAAAGATGCTATAAATGCATACACAGAAGAAAAGCATAGACCATTAAACAAGTACATGAGAAACAAGGACAAAACAAACAGTTTTTCTAAGAAGTATTGTGATCTTTGTGAAGATGATGAAAATCTTATGGGTCTTAAAGACCGTATTCTAAAACTTTTTCATGAAATAGATTATTATAATGTTAGTGATGAGTTAAGGCTTTACAGGGGCATTTCTGGAGCGGGGGAGCTCAAAGACCAGGATCAAATAAGAGACTGTGGGTTTGTTTCTACCAGCACAAAACGTGAAACTGCCGTAGAGTTTGGCGACGGCTTTGTTATGACTATAATAGTGCCACGCGGCAGCTACCAAATGCTCTTCTTGAACGAACAAGAGACCGAGGTCCTGTTGCCGCCTGGCGCGGTTTTTGTAAAGTGCCCAAACTCAACAGATACATATGTATATTATCCTGATGGTTCGAACACCGGAAGCGCAAAACAGCATTGTGAGGGTTCACCTAAAGGCTTGTCGCTGCGTAAGAATACGTCATCAAAGAGCGCATCTCCAAAAAAGTACAGGCTTGCCGAAGAACACATATAGAAAAACTAAAAGCACAAGTTCTTCGTTTTCTTCGTTGAACGCAAGGAGATCGTGATTACCGGTGTACTCGTTGATTGTTGGTAAGCGTAGCTTACGTAGTCTTCAGCCGGTAGTAGTATGAATCTTTGACGGTAGCGTCTTTGACCATCCTGCTCATCATGCAGGGTGCAACGTTCTCGAATTCTGCAGCCTTGGCTATCGTAGGAAAGCTGTTCAGCACAGCGTCGGTTGTTTTGTCCACCTTCTCGACGGGCTTTGCGTTCGTACCGGGGTGCCGGTAGTAGTCCTTGTCCTCCTTGAGGCACAGGCCCCAGTATCCCATGCTCTTGCCGTCCTGCGTCCATACGTTGTCTTTGCATCATCAATCATGTTCGATAAATTTTTTCGAATAACTCTATAAGAATAATTTAACGTAAAAAAATTGATTGATGAGTGTACTCCAGCGAGTTGTTCTTCCGCCACTTCTCGTACTCCTCGAACAGCTTCCTCTGCAGGATCTTGTATCCAGGGCCACGCTCGCACATCTCGTATATGAAGCGCTCGGGAGCGCTTGGGCTCATTGATAGCGAGTAGTCTGGAAGGATAAGCCTTGCACCCTTGTAGCCGTTTTTCACCGTGTTCTTGTCCTGCACTTTCATCCTGATAGGCGTGAACCTCGTCTTTAGGTAGGCCAGCATCATGTGGTAGTTATCATAGCTGGGCTCCTGCGACCATATGCGGAACTTGCCGCATATGTCGCTGCTCGAAACATCGTAGTCGGCACCAAGCTCGCAGCACTCGCCGACAAACCGGTTGAACAGCTCGATCATTTTCGCGGTGTCCTCGCTGTTCCCCTCTACGATGGTGGCGTTCTCCAGGATGACATCGGGAAGCTCGGGCATGTCGGTCTGGGTCCATGCCTCGAGATACAGCTTGGAATTGGAAGAACCTGCAACACCGGTCATCAGCTCCATCTCCCGCTCCATGAGGTAGCTCAGCTTGGCATAGTCCTTGGTCTTTGCGAGCTTGACTGAGTTAGCCACACGGAGCAGCCACAACTTTGCCTCCTCGAGAGGCACCTTGAAGTTCTCACCAGCAAGCTTGTAGCCTGCTTCGGTCAATAACACCTGCACGAACTTCTCGGTCTTCTCAAGCTCTTTTTTGTTGAGCGGAATATCTACACTGAACACGATCCTGCCGTTGGGACAGATGGCCCTGTAGGGATCTGTGCGCGAGTTCATATTCTCAGAATATCCTATCTTGAACGTAGAGTTGGCGTCAGTAATATCGTTCTGAAATATGTAGAGCCTTGGGTCTTTTTTGTTGCTGAGTGCATCGATCTCTGCCTCGTGGGCAGCCATCAGCATCTCCTTCTCCTTCTTGGCAGCCTCAATGAGCTGCTTCTTCTCCTCCTCGAACATGATGGCCTGCTTCCTGAAGTACTCCTGCTGCTGGTGCTTCGTGTAGTCGATAACGATCTTCTCGAGCTCCTTGTAATACATCCTGACGGTCTTGCCTTTCTCGGTTCCTGCAAGCATCGAAAGCTCAATGAACGCGTCCTTCGTGAACCAGAAGATCTCCTTGTTGTGCCCTCCCCATTTATCTTGCTCCCCTTCGCACGGAAGCAAGATATAGTCTACGTTTATGGTTAATTCCCTCTTGAAGAAGTCTTTGAAATGTCCCTTCTTTTTGTATCCCAGCCAGTCCATCACGAGGTCCCCGTTGACCGGGAATGGCTTGATGTCAGGCATCAGCGTCATGTAGAAGTGGCTTGCTCATCAATAAAAATAATCGAAAAATTTTAACGTTTGATTTATGAGACAAATGGTTCGATTTCGTTCATCTTTGCTGAGACAGAAATTTGAGGGAGAATCAATTTTTTTGCACCCTGCGTGATTGACCGCACATAATTTTCTTCTTTCAAAAAAATGCAGCTTGTACTGCGCAAGTTCGACATCGCGTCCATTCCATCCAACTCCATTATTGTCTTGATCAGTAGGCGAAACGGTGGAAAGACCGTTGCGGTCAAAGACATCATGTACTACCAGAGAGATATACCCGTAGGGACCGTCATCAACCCTACCGAATCGTCCAACAAGTCATACGGAGCCATGATTCCGAGCCTTTTTATTCATGAAGAATACTCCCCCAAACTCATCAGCGACCTTCTTGTGCGCCAGAAAAAACTAGTATCAAAGCATAACAAGGAAAAAGAGATGTATGGACGGACGGTACTCGACCCCAGGGCATTCCTAATACTCGATGATTGTATGTATGACAGCATCTGGAAAAAGGACAAGAACATGCGCTACGTCTTCCAGAACGGACGTCACAGCCAGCTTTTGTGCATGATAACTTTGCAGTACGTTCTAGGTATTCCACCAGAGCTAAGATGCAACGTTGATTACACCTTTATTTTCAGGGATAACAACATAAATAACCGTAAAAAAATCTATGAAAACTATTGCAGTGTTATCCCGGATTTTCATACCTTTTGTGCTATTCTTGACTCAGTTACGAGCGAAGGATATGGGTGCCTCGTCATAAACAACCTCGCTAGGTCAAACAAAATAGAAGACTGTGTATTTTGGTACGAAGCTAGCGTACAAGGACCTTACACGGTGGGTAGCAAAGAGTACTGGCAGAAACACAACGAATGCGTTGCTGACGAAGAAAACGAAGGTGAAGAGATGTTCGACCCACAGGTTTACGCACAGCAGAGGAACAAACACATACCGACTCTCAAGGTCAAGAAAGTATCACGATAGACATATAAAGCTATGTAATTGTATTATTACAAATGAAGAATACCGTAGGAGTAGCTCTAGGATTAGCATCTGGGCTTGCGTTCTTCGCAGCCGATACCTCGCATATCAAAATTTAAACGTTAAAATTTTGATATATGAGTGGTTGGTGGCGGCATTGCGATCTTATCTAAGGATCTATTTAACCGCTAAGGCACGCCCTAGCTTGCCGTCTACTTTGACGCAGCGCCCTGTCGCTGGGTTGAGTACCTTGCCAGGCGGGCACTCCTTTTTTGTTGGCTTTGCAGCTGAAGCTGGCTTTGCAACTGAAGCTGGCTTTGCAGCTGAAGCTGGCTTTTTAGTATCAGCCAAGGCACGCCCTAGCTTACCATCCGCCTTGACACAGCGCCCTGTCGCTGGGTTGAGTACCTTGCCAGGCGGGCACTTTTTCGCTGATGCAGGTGGCACCACGACCTTAGGTGTAGGGTTCTTAACAGCGACAGGGCTTGTAGACGATATCAGCTTGCGCAACATCAGAACTGCATCGGATATGCTTGGACGGTCTTTGGGATCAGGCCTCAACAACTTGTACAATAGATCGTTAAACATCTTGACATGCTTTAGGTTATCTTTTGATTCTTTGATCAGGTAAGGATGCAAAACAGCTGTCAATACACCAAGAGAATAAACGTCTGCCTTCTCG